CTAAGAAATTTAGGCACAATGTTACTGATGAGATGATTACCTTCATTAATAGTACAGAGGGCGATGAGTTTCGGGATATCTATAAGGAAAACCTGATTGGCTTTGCTGGGGTGATTGAGAGTGGTAGGTATAAGATGTTAGATTATATTAACGCTGTTAAGTTTGTTAGTTATAAGTTAATCGGGGACTCTAATACGATTGCGTACGCTAAGACGTTTCCTGACCGTTACCAACGATTGGTAGATAAGAATACGCCGATGAAAACGATTTCATCGTTTTCTACGGCTTATAACAAGGGAGACCTTGTTCATAGGATATTAGAAAGAACTTTAGTGCCCATCCATATTCTTAATATGGATATACACCAAGAGGCGATTAACACTCAAGCGGATCTTATGCGCACTGCTAAAAGCGAGACTGTGCGTCAGAAAGCTGCCGAGTGTTTAATCATGCAACTGAAAGCGCCTGAAGCATCAAAGATAGAAGTAGATGTTACGTATAACAATTCTTCTATTGATGAGTTACGTGAGACAACAAGGGCGTTAGCGCAACAACAATTGAAGATGATACAAAGTGGTGCAGTTACAGCAGAGCACATTGCGCATAGTGACATTATCGCGAAGAGAAGAGATACTGTCGAAACTGAATATGAGGAGATTTCAAATGAAAATTCTTAGTATAGTATTACTTGCAGTCCTGGCTACAGGATGTAGTCAATCCAATAAATCCAATTCTTTAATCCTTCCTCCAAATACCTTATGTGAACCTAACGAGCAACTGTTAATTTGTGACAGTAGTTCTCTTCTAAACTGTGAAGGATACTTAAAAGATAAAGATATAATAATTGAGGAGAGTGAATTATGAGTAATAAATATAAACCTTACTGGTCAGAGAGCCTAAACAAAGAAGAACTTATGAAGTTAAATCCAGCACAACTTGAAAAAATTGGTCGTAAACATGGAATTGAGTTAGATAAACGCAAAACTCAAGAACATTTAGTTGAAACTTTATACAAGGTTCTGTGAAACTAGTAAAGAAAACAGTAGACGAGTGGCTAAATGGCATTAGTTACGCTGTTGATCCGAGTTATGTACCTAGCGAATTCGCCCTCGAGTTCGTTAGCTTCATAAAATTGGTAAACGGAGATAAGGGAGAAGAAAACAAAACGCCTGTTATCCATTATAAAATGTTGGACAACATTACTGGTAAAACACAGAACACAGTTAACATGTGCTCACGTGGATTAGCAAAGACTACGATCTTTTCTGAATACCTAATCCTATATTTAGCTGTGTATGGTTCTATTCCAGGGTTTGGTGATGTGGATTATGGGCTGTATGTCTCGGACTCTATTGAAAATGGTGTCAAGAAGATGCGTTACAGGCTAGAAAGACGTTGTCAGTACAGTGAATTCTTAAAAACTTATCTAGAATCTTACAGATTTACTGATATTAGGTGGTATTTTAAGAATAAACAAGGAAAAGAGTTAGTTGTAACGGGTCACGGAGCTAAAACTGGTGTTCGTGGAACGGTAGAACTAAACACGAGACCTCAATTAGCTATGTTGGATGACTTACTGTCTGATGATGACGCACGTTCGCCCACTATTATTGAAAGTGTAGAGAATACGGTGTACTCAGCGATTGATTATGCACTGCATCCTAAAAGACGTAAGGTCATCTGGTCCGGAACGCCATTCAATGCTAAAGACCCATTGTATAAAGCAGTAGAATCTGGTGTATGGCACGTATCAGTGTACCCAGTGTGTGAAGAGTTCCCTGTTAGTAGAGAAGATTTCAAAGGTGCTTGGGAGGACCGATTCGATTATGACTATGTACAAGAACAGTATGACAAGTCTAAAGGTGCTGGCAAGCTAGACAGTTTTAATCAAGAATTAATGCTTAGGATTATGTCTGAAGAGGAGCGATTAGTACAGGATAGTGATCTTACCTGGTACAAGCATGCTAATGTCAAACAAAACATGGGAGCCTTTAATTTCTATATTACAACTGACTTTGCTACCAGTGCTAGAGAAAGTGCAGACTTCAGTACAATTAATGTATGGGCGTATAACAACAATGGTGATTGGCTTTGGGTAGATGGATTCTGTAAGAGAGCTTTGATGGATGAGACTATGGATGCGCTATTTAGATTATCACAAAAGTACAGTCCTCAAGAAGTAGGTATCGAAGTAACAGGGCAGCAGGGGGGCTTTATATCTTGGATACAGAATGAACAGATGAACCGTAATATTTACTTTACGTTGGCAGCTGGTAGAGGCAAGACTTCTCCAGGTATTAGACCAAATAAAGATAAGATGAGTAGATTCCAACAGATTGCATTGCCTTTGTTTAAAGCGGGGAAAATATGGTTCCCCGAAGAATTAAAAGAATCTACTGAGTTAGGTGAAATGTTAGTTGAGTTATCATTAGCAACGTTTAAAGGATTTAAGTCAAAACACGATGACCAAATAGACAATATATCTATGTTAGGTGAGTTTAATGCTTGGAAACCCAGTGAAGTGTCTTCAGGAGAATCTGGAGATGGAAGTATGTTGTGGGATGATGAAGAACCAGAAGCTGAGGGTAGTAGCTCTTATTTTGTTTAAATAGGTTTACACACATAACCTAAGGTGGTATGATAATTGAAAATTATCTTAGGACTATAATATGTATGTTTCAGACTACTTGTCCCATATCACAAAGGGCGAAGTTAAACAGCTATACGTAAGTGACATCGGTACAACCAGTCCAAGTACACTACAAAAAGCAAATATTGCAATTCTTATAAGCTATCTTAACGAAGCTAATCTTGAACTTCACAAACATTTTGGTCTAATTCAAAAAGAGTTAGTACTTACAGATGTTACAAATAATTCTTTACACAGTATTCCTTTAGATTTTTTGTATGCTGTTAGTGCTGAATTTAATGATGGAACAGAAGTTGCTATTAATAATGAACGAACAAAATTTATAGACAAAGTAGATTACAACGTATCGTTATTGTTTCCAGCACCATTTAAGATTTTAGTTAAAGGTACAGATATTTTAAAAAGAGATGATATTAGTGTTGTGTATGTATCTACTCCTCCAGTCTTAACTTTAACAACTGAATTTGTAGATTTACCTCAAGTGTACAATGAAGCTCTTTATAACTACGTAGCTTATAAAGCACATGCTTCTATTAAAGGTGACATGAAAGAAGAAAACAATACTTATTACTTGAGATATCAAGCAAGTCTTAAAAATATTAGATTATTAGGAATGACGAATTCCGATAATCTAGATAGTAATGTTAAATTAACAGATAGAGGATTTGTATAATGTCAAATTTTCACTCGTTTTCCCCAAATACAATATCTAGTTCAACAGGATACTATCCTACTATTAATCTAGTATCCGATGATTCCCTAACAGAATTAGATATTATTATAAAAGATAGTAATGTAGCAGCAAGTGGTCAAACTTTAGATGCAGCCGACTCAACAACATGGGCCCCTATTGATCTAAGCGCATCAACTACTGTAGTTACTATGAAGATGCGTAAGCTAGATACTACTACTATAATAACATCAAATATTTGTACAATTGTTACGCCTTACACAGATGGCCACGTTATTATGAGCTGGGGCTTAGCAGGATTAGCAGGCTTAGCAGGAGATTACGAAGGTGAAATTGAAGTTGTTTATGCCACTGGTAAAATACTCACAGTACAAGACTTATTAAAGTTCAGCATACGAGCAGATTTCTAAAATGGCTATTAAGGCTGTAGTAACTTATGTAATGCCAGAAGCAGATGTTTCTGTAAATAATAATCCTAATAATAGATGGTTAGAAAATAATACATTATTATCTGATCTACATATAACAGTTATAACTAAAAGTTTAGTTGAAACTATTACAGTTCCAGATACACGCGATGTACACCCAACACTAGTAAAAATTGATGCAATGACAGTCTTGGATGGGTTTGCCAAAGTAGTGGCATACAACCGTAACTTTACTGATGCATTTACCTTAGATGATTCAGCACTAATAGATAAAGATTTTTATGGCAATAAAGGTAATGTTGCCTTTATGCTTGATATATTAGGATTATCCACAGCCAAGATAGCTACAGATACTGTAACAGTAGGAGACGTAGTTGGAATAATTTATAGTAAGTATGCTACCGAAGTAATTAGTCTAAACGAGCTTGTAACTTCTGATGTAATTAAAATAGTAGAAGAAGTGGCTTCTCTTACTGATGCAGCTTTAGTTGTATTAGGAATACATAAAGCAGATTCAGTTAGCACTTCAGATGCTTCGTATTTTGCTTCGGGACTTAATAAATCAGATAGTGTTACTCCTACCGAAGTTTTTGGTGTAGCCTCTACAGTAATTAAAGTAGACTCGGCTACTATAAGTGAGGTTTACGTAAATTCGTTTAACAAGTATGTCACAGATGGTATTGCTCTAGATGATGCAGCATTAGTAGATAAAAATTATTACGGTAATAAAGGCAATGTCGCTACGATGAGTGATGAGTTGGCAATATCTTATGGGTTTGCTAGGTATTTTAATGACGCTATTGTATTAACAGATGTTGAGAATAACCCTGTAGGAACAGGTTTACTTAATACATCAATACTTAACCCAGGAAATTCACAGTTTTCATTATACAGAGGTAATGACCAGGTAGATACTTTTGGTATTTCAGATGTAGCTTCAATAGGGCCAAGTAAGGTTTTTGCAGATAACCTTTCGTTACTAGCTAGCGCTTTTAGCGATACTAGTTATTATGGTTTAGGTAAAAATCCGTCTGACTCAGCTAATTTGACAGATTCAATTTGGCTTTCTCTAAAAACTTTTACAGATACAGCAACTATAGAAGAAATACTTGCTAATAATTTTTATAAAACGCTAGATGAAAGTAGTGATATAATAAATATATCCGATACAATTAATTTAGCACGTGTCACCGGCGGAGTCATGAATGCGATTCCATTAAATAGAGTACAATTAAACTAGGAGTTTAACATGATCAACGATAACTTAGCACTAACTGGTGCACTAATAATCG